TAAAAAACTAGAGCTTGAAACTTTGGACTTTGAACAAAAGAAAGCCGCTGCAATTGGTAACAATGCTGAACTTATTGCAATAGGAGCACAACACGCCCTTAATGTAGAGGCAATTACTGAAGAGTCAAAGAATAGACAGATACAAATTGATCAAGCTTTGTTTGATGCAAAATTAGAACTTGCTAATAGTATAGGGAATATCTTTGGGGCTATATCTGGACTGTTTGAAAAAAACATAGCCGCACAAAAAGCCTTCGCAATTGCTGAACTTGCTATTAATACGGCTACGGCATACGTGAAAGGATTGGCTATTGCTCAAAGTGCTTCAATACAAACAAGCCCTTTTGCTTTCCCACTATTCTATGCGTCTCAAGTGAGTGCAATTTTAAACGCAGTTGGAAAAGCGAAAAGCATTTTAAAAGCGGGGCCTAGTGTTTCAGCTCCATCGATACCAACAACAAAAAGCGTTGGCGGTTCAAACAATGCAATTACTGATAATAATTCAACAGACCAAACTTCGCAAAATGTTATTAAAGTAGTTGTTTTGGATTCGGATATTACTAAGCAACAACAACAAACAACGAAGGTAAAAGCGGTGAGTACAATTATTGGATAAAAAAAATAAAAATAAATTTGTTTATATTAAAAATTTTATTATTAACTTTGGATTTATGTTACCATTCTACGAATTGATAATTGATGATAGTAAAGAAAGCGGTGTTGATTTTAATTCGCTTGTAGAATATCCTGCTCATAGAAAAACCTTCATAGCTTTTAATAAAGATGAAAAAAGGTATTATTTTAATGAAGAAAAGAAAATTGTTTTCGGAGTTATGATGGCGGCTAATTTGCCAATATACAGAAATAACCCTTATGATCATTATGTAGTTTTTAAACCTGAAACGATTTCACAGATTAGAACTAAATTTCATAAACTTGGATTTAAGGACAATGTGAATGCTGAACATAACAAAGAGGTTAAGGGTGTAAGAATGATTAAGTCCTATATCCTTACTGATTTAAATTTATTACCAGAAGCTTTTAAAAAACAAAATATAAATCTAGGCTCATGGCTTGCAGCGTACAAAGTAGATAGCCCTGCCATTTGGTCAAAGATAAAAAAAGGTGAATTCAATGGCTTTTCAGTTGAGGGCTGGTTTGAAAAAAAAGAATTGCAACTAAAAAAAAATAAATAAATATGAAAAAAACAATTTGGGAATTGATGGGGTTTTCGTCTGAAGATGAAAAAATCGAAATTGTATTTTCCGAAGTTAGTACAGTTGATGGTGTTGTTTTAAGCTACGAGGGAGATTTCGTTGTTGGCACACTTTTAACAGTAAGCGCTGAAGATGGTACAATGATGCCTGCTCCTGCTGGTCCACACCAAGTGGATGTTGAGGGAGTAATTAAAATGATTGAACTTGATGAGTTAGGAGCAATCCTTTCGATTGAAGATGTTGTTGAAGAGCCAATGGCTGAAGAGACAAACACAACAGAGGAGGTGATGAGCCAAGTTGCTGAAGTGTTGAAAGTATCTTTGGAAGATATTAACGCTCGCTTTACAGCTTTGGAAAACGAACTAAAAACTTTGAAAGAAATCAAAGAAAGTAAATTTAAAAACGAAACAAAAAAAGTAACTGAAGAGAAAGCATTGTCTATTTCTGAAATTTTAAAAAATAAATAAAAATGGGAAAATTTGAAAAAACATTAAAAGAAAAATTTGGTATCAACGTTGCTGGCTTGGCTGCATGGACTGATAACACATTACCAAACATTGAAAGTGATTTAATTGCTAACTCTGAATTTTTATCAATGCTTTCTTTGGAAACAGGATTGAAAGGAACAAGAGAAATAGCTCTTTTATCAATGAGCGTTCCTTTGAAAGCAAAAGCGGCTTGTACTCCTTCACCTGATGGATCGGTTGTGTTGACTAAAAAGAATTTATCAACTGTTCCACTTTACCAAGGTGTTACATTTTGTAATGAGTCTTTAAATTCTACAATGTATCAAGTTTTGAATACTTTGGGAATGAAAATGCAAAATGGTCAATTGCCTGCTGATTTAGAGGTTATTGTAATGTCTTACTTACTTAAGATGTCACAAAAGAAAGCTCAAGATTTAGTATGGTTAGGGATTATCGGTTCTGGTAATCCTGACTTAGTTCACTTCAATGGATTGAACAAACAGTTTTTAGATGATACTGCAATTTTGAAAACTACTACAACTTATGCAACAGTAGATTCAACTAATGCTTATTCTGCTGCGGTTGAGGTTTACAAGGCTATCCCTGCTGATTTATTAGATAGTGGTAAAGAGGTTGTAATATTTACTGGACGTACTGAAGCTTTGAACATTTTAGCTCAATACAATGCTGCAAATCCTTACACTCAAATTACGCCTGAAAATATCGGAGGGTCTTTAAAATTCTTATTACCTTTGACAAACATTTATGTTCAGACAGTACCTCAATTAAATGGTTTGAATTTAATTTATGCGTTCGCTCCTTCTTATGTTTTCCTTGGTGTAGATTCTCCAGAAGATCAATCATTTGATGTTAAATACAACGATTATACTGAAGAGTTGAAAGCTGAAGCTTCATTCAGATTGGGTGTGACTTATGTTTTTCCACAGTACATCGTAAAACTTAAAAAATAATGGCTTGTGAAGTAGTTTCAGGATTCAGTAATAACGGTGTTTGTGATTCACAAGCTGGTGTCAAACAATGGTACGTTGCATCAACTGTTAATATTGCATCCAAAACAGTAGTGGCGGGAGCTATTACTGCAATCACGATGGTAGCAACTAAGAAATTTTATCCTATCACTTTGGATATGCAACAAAGTTTCTTTAATGACCAAGCTATCGGATCTCGTGAGAACGCTTCTTATGCTCGTGAACAATCTGCAACAATGAAATTAGCTGGTAATACTGCTAGTGATATTGTAGCACTTGAAGCATTGGGTCAAGGAAGAGTTACTTTAATTGCTGCTTTGCAAGACGGTACTTATGAAGTGCTAGGTCTTACAAATGGTATGAAAATGTTAGAAAATAGGACTTCAGGTCAAGCAATGGAGGATTTTAATGGTAATGAACTTGTTTTTACAGGTAAAGAGCCATCAAAAGCGCCTAAAATTGCTCTTGGTCTTATAACTCCAATTATCTAATTAGTATTAATTCATTAAGAGGGGTGTAAAAAGCCCCTTTTTTTTTACTTTAAATATGGAATATAAAGAGAATTATAAGAATAATTTTACCTATTTTTATAAAATAAAGGAATATGTACTTTGTAACGATGAAAATAAAGAATTTTTATTTAATTTAGCGCCTGAAATCTTTGTTGAAAATGATGACAATAATCCAAAAAGTACAATCGAATCAAATTTGCCTAACATTACAGGAGAAGACAACGATTGATATTCCAAAAAATTATTTATTTAGGTTTATTTCGGAGCAAAATAGGGTAGAATACAAATGTTATTTAACTGATATATCTATTTCACCATCACGATTTAACCTATTTAATTTTATTGAATCAACAAATTTGACTTTAAAACTTGGGGATTATATTTTAAAGGTGTATCAAATGCCTAACGGTGGGAGTGTTGACTATACCCTTGGTAATCTTTGCGAGATAACAAAATGTAAAGTGATTACAACGCCCACTTCAACGAGTGCTTACAATGCTATAATAACATCACAAATATATGATTGAGAGAATTGAATTTAGGGAAGCACACATTCCAGAACCTATTGAAATAACGGGAAAAAACGAGTACATTTCGTGGGGGTCTGATAATTTGTATGCTCAATTTTTGATAGGACTTTATTATAACTCTAGTATTCATGGAGGGATAATAAATTCAAAAACAAAATATATATTTTCAGATGGTATAGATTATAAAGGTGCTGATTTACAAAAATGGGAGCTAATCAAAAAGAATGGCAACGCACCTTATAGCTTTAATGAGATTGCTGCTTTTTGCGTAAAAGATTTTGAATTATTAGATACTTTTTGCGTGTTATTTAGATTGAATCCAATTAGTAAATTTTACGATATGCACCATGTTAGTGCGGAGCTTGTAAGAATTGGAGAAGATCAAGAATACTTTTTTTATTCAGAAAATTGGAAGGACAGATTACAAACATTTGAAAAGACGGGCTACAAAAAAATAAAAAACATAAACGATTTTCAACGTGGGGATAAAGAGGTTATGCTTTATGTTTCATCAAAGGCAAAGCAGTTTCAAATGTCGACTGGAAAATTAACAAAAAACACTTATCCGATAGTTAGCTATTCAGGTGCGATTTCTTCAATCATGGCTAGTATTGAGATGAATCAATTTAGTTACTTTGAAGCGGTTAACTCATTTAAAAGTGGCACATTAATATCGGTAAACAATGGCGTGCCAAACTCGGAGGATGAACGGAAACATATTTTAAAAGAATTAAAAGAGGGTGCAACTGCTAAAAATAACCAAGGCGGTATAACTGTTATGTTTTCCGATGGTAAGGAACGTGAACCTACAATTTCACAAATAAATAGCAACGATATGCCACAAAGATACTTGTTGGCAAAAGAATCAATCGTTGACGATATTATGGTTGGTCATTCAGTTATTTCACCGTCTTTATTTGGTATTAAAACACCTGGTCAACTTGGGGGGGGTGCTGAGTTAGAAACTGCTTATTCTTTGTTCATTACCAACTATGCAGGTGAAAGACAAAAAACAATTATTGACGCTTTTATGTATGCTGAATATTTGCTAAATGATTTTTCAGGTGATTTATTTTTTATTGATAAACCTTTGAAGTTAACTGCTGGCAATTTAGAGAATACTGTTTCTAAAAAAATAGCTGATTTAAATCCATTAATTGCTCAGGCTGTAATTTCTAAGCTGACAACAAATGAACTTCGTGCAATGGCTGGCTTGCCTTCAATAATTAATGGAGATGTAATTGCAAGTTCATTTCAAGAAAACTTTTCAAGTGTTTTCAACTTATTTGATGGCTACGGACGAAATGCTTCGGATTATGAAGTGGTAAAAGAACGGGTGCAAGACGAGTATGATGAACAGAGTGAAATTGAATTTAAGGATTTTTTCGCTAGTGATTTGAGTGCTGATCAACAAAAAATTATTACAATGGTTTCAAAGGGTGAAAGCTATCAAGCCATCGTAACCGCAATAGATAAAGGTGCTTCATTTGTGACTAAGCAATTAATCGACTTAGAAGCAAAGGGAATGATTAAGGGGTGGGAAGTGACAAGCAAGGGGAATGATAATAAAGCTTCAAATTTTGAGGTTGTTTATAAATATGCTTTGCGAGATGAATTAAGTGGCCCCGTATTAATTGCAACTTCAAGAGATTTCTGCGTACAAATGATTGAAGCTAATAAAATATTTTCAAGGGAAGAAATTAACAAAGTAGGGGAGCAAGCACAAAACAAGGGGCTTGTAGAAGATTCAAATATATGGAGGTATAGAGGTGGATGGCTTGGGCGTACAGGATTGCCTGCATTACCTGCTTGCCGTCACGTATGGAAACAACAATTAATTAAGAAAAAATAATATGGAAGCTTTTTTAATTTCAACTTATAATTTAAAAAATTTAGGTTTTATTTCGCAAAATGTAGATGATACTTTATTGTCAACTATTATTATAAGAGTTCAGGATACAATGATTGAACCAATTTTGGGAACCTCACTTTTTAAGAGACTGCTTACAGGAATAACAGCAAACAATTTGACTGCAAACGAAATAATTTTGTTGAATGAATATATTACTCCCACTATTGTAGCGGCTTGCGATGTTAGGGCGGTCAAACAAACAACCTACGAAATACGAAATAAAACAACGGGTAAAAACAACGATGAAAATATAAATTCAGTATCGGAATCGGAATCGGTAAGACTTGAAGATACACTAAGAAAAGATTTTGAATTTTATAGAAAAAGATGTATTAATTATTTAAGCGAGAATGCCACTTTATATCCATTATATTATACCTTTGCACAGTTGCAAGGTTGGATATGTGACGAAAACAATACAATCACTCCAGACAAAGGGTCAACGAGTACGAACATTTATTTTATATGATTTTTAGTATCAATCAATTATCAAATGAATTAAAGGTTTTGAGCAATGCTCATTATCAATTAAATTCTTTTTTCTTTGGTAGTTTTTTGGATGCCATTCAAGATCGGTCTTTGAAATATCCTTTGATGTCGGTAGATTATCAAAGCGGTCAATTAAAAGCTTCAGGTAATAGCTTAAATCTATTTATTGTTATTGCTGATAAACAATATAAAGATAATAGCAATTTAATAGATGTGATTAGTGATACCATGCAAGTAGCTCGTGACCTCTATAATGTGTTCACAAAATCAAGCCATTGGCAGCAAATTTTAAGAGTAGATTCTGCAAACATTAATAAGTTCATTGAAAAAGGTTCTGATTTTTGCGCTGGTCACATACTTAATTTGGGAGTGACTTTAAGGGATACAAATGGAATATGTGGTTTACCGATTGAAAATTATGATTTAGCGGCTCCAATACAAGGCTCAACAATCGTAATTAATACAACTGATAAATATTTTGTTTTTGAACAATTAACATTATCGACTACGTGGGTAGTTAATCATAACTTAAATAAACATTGCGTTGTTTTGGTAACCGATGAAACGGGAGAACCTATCGAGGTCGATGTTGATTATACCAATAACAACCAAGTAATAATAAATCTAAACATAGCAGGGAAAGGCTTTGTTTATTGTAATTAGTAACTAAATAACAAATATAAAAATGAGTAAAGAAAAAAAGTTTTTTGTAGACATTAATTTACAAAGCCAAAAATTAACAAATGCTGTAATCGGTACTAACTCCGATATGACAAAACAAGGTGCAATCCGTTACAACGGAACAGATCTTGAGTATTTTGATGGAACTGCGGTTCGTGCGTTGGCTACTGCTGCTGATTTAGCTGCATTAAATGCTGAAATTGGGTTAGATTTAGCTGAATTATCCGAGCAGGTTTCTTCAATGCTTTCAAACATTGATCCAGTTGCTTTAGATTCATTCACAGAATTATTAGCGGCTTTTCAAAGTGCTGATAGCTCTTTATCTACAACAATAAGCAACCTTTCAACAGCTTCAACTTCTGCTATCAATGCTGAAACAGCTAGAGCAACAGCGGCTGAAGGTGTATTAACAACAAATTTAGCGACTGAAGTATCTAACAGAACAAGTGCGGTTTCATCTGAAGCAACAGCGAGAGAAAATGCGGATACAACTTTACAATCTAACATCACAACTGAGGCTAACTCAAGAAGTGCTGCGGATACGACACTTCAAACGAACATAACGAACGAAGCAACTGCAAGAGCAGCGGCGGATACTACGTTAACAACTAACTTGAATGCTGAAATTTCAAGAGCAACAGCAGCGGAAGCAACCTTAACAAGTGCTGTAAGTTCTGAAGCTACAACTAGAGCTTCAGCTGATACTACTTTGACAAATGCGGTTGCAACTGTTGCGGGTAATTTAGCTTCTGAGATTACTGCTGCTAGAGCTGCTGAAGTTGCTTTGGGTATTCGTATAGACAATGTACTTTCTAACATTGATGCTGCTGCCCTTGACTCCTTAACTGAATTATTAGCTGCTTTTCAAACTGCTGACGGTTCTTTGTCTGCTGCAATTAGTTCACTTGCTAGCGCTCAAACATCTGCATTAAATGCTGAGATTGCTCGTGCTACTGCTGCTGAAGCAACTTTAACTTCTGGAGCTTCAACAATTGCGGCTAACCTTGCAACTGAGATTACAAACAGAACAAATGCGGTTAGTGCTGCAAATGCTTCTATTTCTGCTGAAGCGTCAAGAGCTACAAGTGCTGAAGGTGTTTTAACAAGTGCAATCGCTGCTGAACAAGCTAGAGCGGAAGCGGCTGAAGCAACAGAAATCGCTGCTCGAAATACTGCAATCGCTGCTGAAAAAACAAGTTTCACTATTGCAACAAACGCATGGACTGCTGAAGGTTCTCATTACAAACACACTTCATCTAATCCTTTCAGTGCGGATGCAACGGGTCACTTTTTAGTTAGTGGTGAAAATGCTGATTTTTCTTATGAAGTTACAAACTCTAATTTTATTGTTTATTCTAACTTTATTCCTAGTGCTTCAGTAAAATGTGCTTTCAAAAAGTTTTAATTTAAATTTAATTATTAATTTAGGGGATTGAAATATATCCCCTTTTTAAAAAAACAAAAATGGCAGCAATAGAAAGAAAAATATACGTAGATTATAACCTACAAAATAATAAAATATCAAATGTTCACGCTGATTTATTCAACGTTGGCATTTCAAGAAAATCAATCAATTACGCTCTTCAAGCAACTGATAATTATAAGGTAATTGAGATGAACGTTTCAAGTGCAAATACAGTTACCATTTCAGCAAGTGTTTTTTCTGCAGGAAATCAAGTCGTAGTTGAACAATACGGGGCTGGTCAAACATCATTTGTAGCTGGTTCTGGAATGACTTTGAGAAGTGATTCAGGAAAATTAAAAATTAGCGCTCAATATGGAGCTTGTACAATTGTTTTCAAAAGTGCAACGGAAGCAACTATTTATGGTAATTTAACAGCTTAAGAAAATGGCTTATAAAGTATACGCAAAAGGTAACTATCTTATATTACAGGATACTATCACAAATGAATTTTTTGAGGATGCGAAAGCGAATGTTTTAGTAAGAAAATTGCTCGTTGCGGATACTTCTTATTCATTTACTTTTAAAGGTGGCACACCACAGATTAACAATGTGGCATTAACCGACCTTAAACAATTTGACGGAACCGCGTGGGCTTCGGCTGCGGCTTTTGAAACTTTTATTTTTTCAAATACGGGTTTTAATCCAGTTAGTCAGGAGCAACTAACGGACGTACAAACTGCTCTAAACAATTTGCAGGTGCAAAGTGGTGTAAGTTCATTCAACTTAGATCCCGTACTTTCAACTCAAAACAATCCACAAACTCCAAACGTTGGGGATAGGTATTTAATCGGTTTAATTCCAACGGGTGACTGGGTAGGTAAAGAAAACTATCTAGCTGAAGGCAATGGAACGGGATGGATTTTTACCACTCCAATAAATGACATGATTATTGTTGATACTTCGACTGATATAACATTTCGATATAACGGGACATCATGGGTACAATGGGGCGCTTCAAGTATTTTGCAAAATGGGAATAGACTAGCGGCTACAATGACCATTGGAACAAATGATAATTTTGCAGTTGGTTTTAAAACAAATAATTTAACAAGGTTTTCAATAGGAACTACTACAATTATCAATTATTTAGTTACTCGTTTTAATTCTGAGACAGCAAGCACCTTAGTTTATTTAGATGCAAGTAAAAATTTAAAAAGTTTACCAACTGCAACGTACCCAGATATTGCCGAGCTTAGTTATGTGAAGGGTGCAACGTCAAGTGTTCAAACTCAGTTAAATGCTAAATCTCCATTAAATCTTACATTAGATCGTAAAACGTCTAATTATACCTTAGTAGCTGGAGATAATGGCAAAGTAATTGAAATGAACGTTGCAAGTGCAAACACGTTAACTGTCAATGCAAGTTTATTTAGTGCGGGTAATCAAATTGTTATTGCTCAGTATGGAGCAGGTCAAACATCATTTGTCGCTGGTGCAGGAATGACACTACGAAGCGACGGAGGAAAGTTGAAAATCGGTACTCAATTTTCTTTAGCAACTTTAATATTTATAAGCGCAACCGAAGCGTATTTAACAGGCAATTTAATATTATGATATTATCTACACATGGAATTATAGGGAGCAGTGTAACAGTTGCGAGCGGTGATGCTGATGCACTTGCATTTTTTACAGCCGCTGGAATTACCGACACTACTCAAAAAAGTGCTATAAACACTTTGGTAACTGATTTAAAAACTGCAAACATTTGGACTAAGATGAAAGCTCTTTATCCATTTGTTGGGGGTACTGCCGCTTCACATCGTTTCAATTTAAAAGATCCTAGAACAGTAAATGCTGCGTTTTATTTGGATTTCTTGGGAGGTGGTACGCACAGTGCTAATGGGTATCAACCTAACGGTACAACTTCTTACGCTGATACTAAACTAACACCATCAACTTCATTATTGCAGGATAGCACTCACATTTCATATTATTCAAGAACAGATGGAGGGTCAACTGGTATAGAGTTTGGAGCTTATCAAATAACGCCTGCGGCTTCTTTGTATGCTTATATAAAGTATATAGATGGAAAGTCCTATATTAGAGTTAACAGAAATGCAGGAAATCCCGAAAGTGAAAAAGTGATGACCTCCGCAAATGTTTTTTTTATGGTAAATAGAATAGCGGGCAATAGTGAAGCTATTTTTGTTAATAACACTAAAACAGCGTTTAACCTAGCCTCAACAGGATTATCAACGAATCCTTTGCCACTTGCGGCTTTGTCAAACAATGGGGTTCTTGCTAATTTTTCTATAAGACAATCAGCATTTGCATCAATCGGAGATGGTTTAACAGATGGAGAAGCGTCCGCATTCTACACAGCGGTGCAAGCATACAACACAACTTTAAATAGACAAGTATAATGAAAGTAAGACAATTAACAACAGATCAAAAAGACTTATTAATCGGTCAAACATTTGACGGTGTTCAATATTTCAATCCAACTTTAGATGCAAATGGCAATTGGTTTATCTCAAATGAAGAGGTTAACGGATGCATTCACGAAAGCGTTAATGAATGGATACACACTTTAGAAGAAATTGACTATAATCCAATTATACATGAAAAAATTAATTAATCGTTGGAACGCACCAACGCCTGCTTTTTGGCTTAAAGTTCAGAAGTTAGGAATAGTTGCAGGGAGTTTGGGAGTGGTATTTATCGCTCCCCCTTTTGGCATGGCTGTACTTGGGGGCTACTTAATAGCTACGGGGTCGGTTATAGGAGTTTTATCACAATTGACAATAAAATGAAAATGGAAATGTATAATTATATTTTGACTGGCTTGATTGCTATAATTTCGTACTTTTTAAAGTGCGTAATAACTGAACATAAGCAGATGCAAAAAGAGGTTGTTGAACTTAGGAACAAAGTAGACCTCACACACCAAGCGAGCGAGATAAAGATACATAACATTGAAAAAGATTTACAAAATAGCCTTAAAGATTTAAACAAAAAAATAGATCATTTGACAAATTGCATTGATAAATTATTTGAAATAAGCAGAAACCATGGTTAGAAATTACACAGATTTAGAAATCATAAACAGAATTAGAGGGCTTAAATCTTTTAAAGGGTTTCCGCTTCAAAGGTATATTGTAGGGATTCGATCAAACGAAGACAAAACAAATACGCCTGATGATAAATTCTATATTTTTGAAGGGGAGCGATTTATAACTATGACAACGGGAACTACTAATCCTGGTTCTCCAATTTTAGAGGGTGGCTTTCTTAAATACAACAAAGTTGGTGCAGCAGTTGTTAAGTCAAACGAATGCTACTACGACCTTTGGAAGCATGGGTATCACATGGGAAAAATGGAAGCGCTTGTACAAGTCAATCCTATTATCGTATATCGTGACGGGGATCGTGACGGGAAGAGTGAAGAAATCGGAACGCCTATATCTGGGCTTTATGGTATCAATTTTCATACCATGGATTATAATAGATTTTCAAAAGAAATTAAAACAAATATAGGCAATTGGAGCGCTGGTTGTTCCGTAGTTAATGACTGCGAAAAATATTATCAATTGATCCCGACTTTTCGAGTTCAGAAATTTGTTACTTATTTTTTATTGCAAGAATTTTAATAAAAAGTTTGGTTATTAGTTTTAATTGTGTATATTTGTAATAGATATAACAATTAAAAC